ATGGCACAACTACAACTACGACAGCATCTATTTCGTCCGAGGCAACAGGATCAACTACCGACAAATTGATTTTCCAAACTACCGCAGGTGGAGCACTTGGGACATCGCTGGATTTGACCAACACGCTTGCAACATTTTCAGGCGCAATCGCAGCAGCCGACTCAATCACCATTGATGGTGTAGAAGTAGCAAAAGTCGTTGACCCTGTTCGCACAACTCTTACAGGGAATGGATCAACAAGCGTATATGCCATCGGTGGGGCGAGCGGCTTAACCAATCCAAGTGCCTTGGTTGTTGCCATTGATGGTGTATTGCAAGAGCCAACCGTTGACTACGGAGTAGGTAGTGGCAATATCACATTCACCAGTCCATTGCCAAACGGTAGCAAAGCAGTCGTCATCTCTCCTACAAACACCATACAGGTAGGGCAGGTAACACCCAGTGATGGCAGCGTCACAAGTTCCAAGATTGCTAGCGGGGTCACGTTGGTGAGTCCGACAATTACTGGCCCAGCTAACTTGACATCACAGGATTCAAGCACGGCGGATCGAGTGATGAATAGAGATTTGTCAGATACTCGCGTCATCAAAAATCGTGTCGAAGGAAAGGCGCGGGTTTTTACACTGATGAATACACCAAACGCACTTGTAGGGTCAGTAAACCAATTAACTTTCCCGAGTTTTGTTGAGATGGCCATTACTGCTGCAAACACTCATTCGGGCTTTCTTTTCTGCGACTTGAATCCACATAATGACTGGTCAGGTGCAGGATTCAATTTTGCTAGAAATTTCTTGTGCTCAGGAGTTTTCTACCTGCGTGCAATCGGAGATCAAAACGGCTCATTGCGATTTTTCATCGGCACGCCAGCGTTTTACAGGTCTAACCAAGCAGCTCTTGCAACGCCCGGGTTATGCTTAGAGTTTCGACGGAATGGTTCCAATTTGCAAGCAAGACTTGCTTATTACGCTACAACTTACATAGAGACCGCATGGGTAACAGCATACGCAACATCTACTTACTTCAACAGCGTGTTTAGATTTGTTGTTAGAAATACGGGTAATGGCAATGTCGATGTTTATTTTCTAGCAGGCGGAGACACAGGGTCAACCAAGCCATTGCCTGACATTGATGGAACACCACTTATATCTGTGACAAATGGCCCGACGATCAGCGGTGGCCGAAGCCTAGTTGCTGCATTTTGCGCAGACACCACTTTGACTCCCACAGCTAACAATCAAGCCCGTGTTCAACATTTTGATGTAGAACTTTTATCATAACGCCATCCCTCACCACAACTAACTGAACAACCACAATGGCAACCACTAAAGTAACCTCAAACTTATTAGCACCTAGTGCCGCTCAGACCAACATCAACAGTGGTGCTTCACTTACTTTGTCTGTTCCGACACAGGTCAACAATACCCTGACCACAAACAACAAAGTCGTTATTGATTCTGCGAATGCGATTGCCAACCCAAAAATGTTGGTAATGTCCACAACAGCTTCAGGGGCTGCGGATAACGCACCCTTGGTAATAAAAGGATCTGGTGTTAATATACTCGCAAGCATAAACTTAAGAACAACTGGTGGAAGCGGTGAGTCTTATGACGCATGGGTTACTGGCAGAGTTGGTGGCGGAATTCAAGTGAATAACTCATTCGCTGTAAGTGGGGGAAATTCTGGCCCAGTAACGGGTTCTACCAACTTTATAGTGCTTTCTACTGGAAGTGTCGGCGTTGGAACAATAACACCTACTTCTAGCTTTTCCAGAACACTCCAAGTCACAGGAGATGGAAGTTCGGCTATTACTCTTTCAAATACAGCTGCCACTAAAAAATACAGTTTTGGACTCACTAGCACTAATTCGCTAGGATTCTATGACGAAACGGCTTCTGCATATAGGTTGTCCATCTTAACAACTGGCGAAGTTGGAATCGGGACTACAACACCAAGCACAAAAGCAGCCTTAGATATAACTTCCACCACAAAAGGGTTTCTTCCTCCGCGCATGACAACAACGCAGCGTGATGTAATAACTAGCGTTCCTGCTGGCCTAGTCATTTACAACACGACCACAAGCAATCTCAATACATACAATGGTAGTGCATGGGTTGAGTTGGTGGATAGTGCTGATCTAGGAACTGGCATCCCGACTTTTTTGGCTGACCCTTCAAGCGAAAATCTAGCTAATGCACTTGGCGACACAATAGGCACTGGCCCGTTCATCTTGCAAGATGCAGCAACTTTAACTGGGCCAAACCTTGAGCAACCAATCATCACTGGGCCAGTAGATATAACAGACCAAGACGCAAGCACAGCAGATCGAGTAATGACTAGAGATTTGGCTTTAGCTGAAGAAGCTATGAACGTAGCTTTTTGGCAGTTTGGAGCAAATATCTCAGGAGGTAACTCTGGCACTGGATCAAGTGCGATACGCTCAGGTTCAACCGCAACAGGATGGGGCAGGCAAATAATTACTTCAAATGCAATGCGCCCAACTGCATCTGGGGGAATTACAATGAAAGGAGACGTGCCAATAGCTGTTGCTTTTTTTGGTGCTATTGACGTGGCACAAGCACTAAACGGAGGTAAAGTTCGCATTATTGTAGGAGATACAGGAAACACCGCTGGATCACCTCCAAGGTTTGGTGGGCAAGATGCGCTGCTTGCAAGAGGATTTGGCGCAGAAGTATATTGGTCAACTGCAAATGCTAGACAAGAAATCCGTCTTTTTGCATACGGTGCAAGTGGTTATGTAGTTTCTACGGGAGCTGCTTTCCCTAATACCTACCAAGGCAGTCATACGATTGTAGTATCTTCGAATGGCCTTGGTGACATCAAACTTTACGGACACACTACTGGCTCTGCTTTCCTGACGCCCCAAAGACCAGTTTTACTCGACTCGCTATCTGGAGGCCCGTCTGGCTCAGCATCTCTCGGTGGTAGCCACATAACAGTGGTAGCAGTTAATGAAGGAACAGTAGCTCCAACAGCTAGTGATGCTTTTGCATTAATAGTGCGAACAAAAGTCGTAATCAACCAATTATCTATTTAACATTATGTCACTCCTACAACCACTCCCAATCAAATACCAAAACTCCGCTATTGAGCGTCACACCCTCAAAGGCATCGTGTATCTTGCATCTGCTCTCACTGAGTCCTATCAACGATTTTGGAATCTGAGGCCGCGCAGCAATGAGCTACTAGGATATGTTGGACGAACACCTGAGGCTCTAATCGCAGACCTCAACGGCGACTACGCACTGGCTAACGAACGCAACACAAAGCACTACCTCATGGCGATAACCGTGAACCAATGGCTCTCCGATGCTGGTCATGCTTTGCGCGTTCCGATCACCATGCCAGAGGGTTACACCAACGATGGCACTGCATTTGCCTATACTGCACCAGAACCTGAGGTAGTCATTGAGCCTGAGGTAATCATTGAACCAGAAGTAATCATTGAACCCGAACCGCAACAAGAATCATGACTGAAGCAAGTTTCACTATTCCAATTGGCTGGGCATTAACTGGTTTTATTTCACTCTGTGGTATTGTAGGCGCACTAGGTAAATTAATTTACTCACTCCTCATGTATCGTATACAGGCTTTAGAAAAAGACGTAACACGATTAAGTGGTGGCTGTGGTGCCCATGGTTGCTTCTGGAGAACAATCCAACCTAAAGATAAATGATTAAACTAGGAACAGACTACGCACTTACAACGGATAGCAAGATTTACCGTTTTGTTACCAAGCGTATTATTGCTACACCATTGCCATTTCATCATGCTGACGTAGCATTCCGTGACTTAGACTCAAGAGTCTGGGCTAGCATTGAAGATAACGTATTGTATATCAGCAAAGGATATGCATGGAATGGTTGCAGTCCTAAACGTAAAGTTCTTGGTATTTGGATTGGAACACCTGATGAAAAAAGAAATGTTCATGCTTCGTTAGTTCATGATGTTCTTTTTCAGTTTTCTGGAACATGGCATTTCAAACTTTCATTTGAGCAAGTAAATTGTTTCTTTCGTTCATTAATGCGCAAAGATAGTTATCCTTTATCCACTCTTTACTACAAAGCTGTAATGAAGTTTGGTATTAGTTTCTGGAAAAAGAACGAAGAAAGCTACTCAACAAAATTATGAATTACAAATGGCTTAATAACATTGGCTTGCTTCCTCGTATGGTGCA